CAAGATGATTAATTTAGGATTGCCTGGGGAAAAAGGAAATTTAGAAGGTTATACAGCATTATCAAAAGTTCTTAAAGATGTCTTATCAGAATTAAATAAGATGAGACAAACAGAGCAGTTAGCTAAGAATATATTTAATTTTGCATTAAAAGAATATACTATGCTAACTATAGAAACTATTATGAGAGAATCAGAAATGATGAAAAAGAATTTAGCTACGCATATTAAAGATGGTTTAATTGTAGAAGATTTAATAGAGGAATTGCAATGTAATATAGGAACACATTTGAAAAAAGGATTTAACGAAGTTATAAAGAAAACAGAAACACAGTTTAACTTAAAATAAAATATGGCACGTCCTAAAAAAGATTCTCCCACAGTAGACATGCGGTCAAATATATCATTAGATGATATTGGTTCTGAGATATCAGGATTATTTGATAAGCATATTATTGGCGGAGAAAAAATTGATTGGAATAAAGATAGCGTAGGCGAATCTACACAAGCAGTAGACAAATATGCTATAGACTTTTCCATACAAGCTCCTAATATTATAGAATGGAGCACTAGTGAGAAGTTCTTAAATCAACCATCTTTGTTTGATTATAAAAGACAGTATCAAACAATACGAGATTTGTTTCAATTAAGATGCCCATTATGCAATAAATTAGATAGACAGTCTATAGATTGTTGGGATAAAGGAAGAGAATATTTAGAATCAGAGAATTTATTAGCATGGTCCCCAAAGCACCATGACGATGTTTGCCCATCTTGCAATACTACAAGAAGAGAATTTGAAACAGATGGTATCTTTAAACGTTATAATACTTTTGTGGCATGCGTTGGTATGCGTTCTGGTAAAAGTGTCATGGCAGGGGCTTATTTAGGCACCTACATAGAACATTTAATAATAACATTAGGTAACCCCTCATCTTACTTTGATGTTTTTCCTGGGCAGCCATTTGAGGTGGCATTTACAGCAACCACAGAGGTTCAATCGGAAGGAACCATTTATGCATATTTTAGAGCGGCACGAGAACAGTCCCCTTGGATACAAGCTTATATAGAACATTTGAAACAGGAAGAAACAAGAAGAGGGTTATTTAAGCAAACACTATATAACGAAACAAATAAAACCATATATTACAAAGAACTAAATACAGAATTCAATTCCTTGCATTGCTTTACCAAAGGTACACAAATTTTATTAAGCAACTACACATATAAGAATATAGAAGACATACAGATTGGTGATCAAGTACTAGATAGAAAAGGCTACACACAAAAAGTAGAGAGTGTTTGGTGTGAGGGCGCACCCAAAGAAATTTTAGAAATAACAGTTTATGGTGGTACTAAATTTAAATGTACCAATAACCATAGATTTCCAGCATATGTGTGGCCCAAGAAATGTTACTGTGGATGTGGGGCTGAGCTCGATACAGGGCGCTCTTTTATAAAGGGGCATCAAGGTAATGGTAGAAAATTTAAGATGCGTATAGCAGAGGGTAGCGGAGGGCACGTAAGAAGACTTCCTCTGGAATATAACCCACTACAAGACGTTATAGCGGAAGATCTCGGTGTAAACGATTACTTATTTATGCCTAGAAAATTTGAAGAGATCAAGACAGACGTCTCCCCAGAGCAAGCTAGATTATTAGGTTATTACATCGCCGAGGGCTGTAGTAATAGAACTACGTACAAATCTGGCTATAAAAGGTTGGGATCGGAGTTCACATTCCATAAAGATGAACTACATACATGGGTTAAAGATATATACTATATTTGTGATAAATATAAAATTCACTACAATACATATTTAAGAAAAGACGCTAAGGCGTGTGTAACTTTTACATCTGGAAAAAATGCAATTGAGACAGCAGAATGGTTGGAGACAAACGGCGGCGTCTTTTCAAAAACAAAGAAACTCTCTGAGGATGTGATGAGATGGCCATTAAATCTTAAAATGGAACTTATCAGAGGGCTATTTAGGGGTGATGGTACTCATCATTTAAAAAAACAAAGATGCCCTAATATCACATATAACACGGCTTCAAAAATCTTAGCTCAACAGGTACAAATGATTTTATGCCAACTAGGTTATTATTCTGGAATTGTAGAGCATAAATATAGAATTACTAAATTTAATAAGAATGGTAAATCTATTGGCTACTATGTTAATATGGGGGGTAATCAAACATTTAAGTTAGCCGAAGAAATCTGGGGCGCGAATAATAAATTTATTGATGTAAAAATAAGCCCTATTAAAAATTTATGTAAAGTAGACGACGATTATATTTACTTCCCAATTAAAAGTATTAAAAAGATAATTAATTCTGATCCTGTATATAATCTAACAGTTTCAAATGACCACTCTTATATAGTAGGTAATATAGGTACCTATAATTCCAATTCCGGAGGGCTAGCTGGTAGAACACGTGTTTGGGCCGTAGTAGACGAGCTAAGCAGATTTGAAACTTCAGTAGGAGAAAGTCGTAGGGGGGCAAAAGAAGTTTATAATGTTATTGATAATGGTTTAGCTACTGTAAGAGGAGAAACCGATAGAAGACAATTGCCATATATTTTTGGAATGATGAACGCAGTAAGTTCACCCATTCATAACAATGATATGACAATGAAACTTCTTAAGACTGCTAAAAAAGATAAAAATGTTTTTGCTGTACATTACCCTACTTGGAAATTTAATCCTAAGATTACAAGAGAAAGTTTAGAATCAAGATTTCAGAGAGACCCTATTGGAGCAGAGAGAGACTTTGGCGCAAATCCACCCAATGCAGAAATGCCTCTTATTACAGATGAAGAACGTTTTAGAAAATGTATTAATCCAAATCTAAAACCAAAAGCAACATTTGAAGACACTACTCCTGTGGATGGTATGGGGAGAATGTATGCAGGTAAAATACTAAAGCATGCTGATTTTGATAGATTAACATCATATTATATAGCTGGTGACGCAGGTAAATCCAAGGATAGTTTTGCTTTAGCTTGCGGTCATGGTGAGTATAAAGATGTTCACACGCCAAACGGAATAGAAAAGAAATGGTGCACCATAATGGATTGGTGCGTTACGATAAGACCATCTGTCAAACCACGTAAAACTATTTATTATGATTGTATTGTAGACATATTAAATAGAATTAAGCAAAGACAAAAAATACAATCAGTTGCATTTGACCATTGGCAATCAGAAAGTATTTTACAAGATCTAAGCAACATGCAAATCGAGACAGCAACATATAATGTCAAAGCTGAAGATTATATGAGATTTGTTATAGATGCGTATGAAAGTAAAGTTCAGTTAATACCCCCTGTAGCTGAAGATGAATATCTAGACCCGTACGCACCAGTTAAAGGTATGTCAGATTATGGAAGACTTGTGCATGAATTATTAAATTTAGAAAGAAGTGCAGATTTAAAGACAGTCGATCACAGATCAAATGAGCATAATGACTGCGCTGCAGTGGCTGTAATGGTGCACAAGAATGTACAAGAACAGGTATCCACTACAGGCAAGTCTAAGAATTTTAAAAATGCAATGAGTGTAGCAGTACAAAGTGGGCTAATGCCAACCTCAGCTAGAGTAGGATTCTGGCGATAGCTTGGTAAGATATATGGCACTTTCTAAAGATATGTTACATTCATTTAGTAGATATTTAATCGACTCTGCAAAATTGTTTAGTTTTTTAGCATCACTTAGTAGAGTATTGCACCTCCCGACTATAAAATATGCACCACTACAAATTTCTTCGAAAAATGTAGTACACGGAGGCACTATGCAATACTTACCATCATTAAATATATTTGTCGCAGATACTTTGCATAGTTTTTCTGGACATTTTTACAGTCTTCATATTCCATAAATAGATGTTAACATAAATTTAAAAGTAAGTCAATTATAATTTAATTATTATTATTTAAAAATTTTTTAAAAATATTTGTGATATAATATAAAATGCCGATTGACAAGTTCAGTAGATATCAAACAAAATTAGTAATGAGTGAAATGTACCCAGCTAAAACAGATGGTACTTGTAGATGTGGTTGTGGTAAAAAAATAGAACCTCCACGTAGAATATGGCATAGTACAGAATGTTACACTAATGCTCTTAATAATTATTTTGTTATTCGTGGCGATGTACCGACTATAAGAAAATTATTACAACAAAGAGACGATGGTGTATGTAATAATTGCAAGAAGAAACTATCCAGCTGGCAAGCTGATCACATCGTAGAAATTAGAGATGGTGGTGGTGGATGTGGATTAGATAATTTTCAGACGTTATGTTTAAAGTGCCACAAAAAGAAAACACATAGTAGATAAGAGGTATGGATGTTAAAGGTAAGCCACATAAGTAAAATATCAGAAGTAGCGACCATTAGTATTGATGAACTGGTTCCCTCTGAGCCATCAGTCGTATATACATCGTATTTACCTCTATATAATAAACTTAAAAAAGGTGAAACTCTTCCCTACGTAAAAGTTGTTTTAATAGACGACGAATATATTATTGTTGATGGCAATAATAGAGCTAAAGCTGCCAAAGATTTTGGTTACACGTCTATCCCAGTTGATGTGGTCACTCTACCTAAAAATAGAGAACTATTTTTCCGAAAAAGTTTAGACAAATTTAGGCACTTGAAAGGATTGGCTGATCTGCCTATATATAAAAATAGAACAGATAGAAGGGAGAGATACTCCAATATAAAATTTGCACATTATTCTAAAAATGATATTGAACAACTCATCCCAGAAGATAATTCAATACTTATTTCTATCACAGGAACAGCTTCTGATTTTGCTAATGTAGATGACAGTTTATATAAAGACATTCTACGAATCAGATTTAGTGATATACAAAAAGATTTTGGTAAATTTAGAGCATTTACTAAAAATCAAGCTAAAGATATATTATCTTTTGTAGATAGTAATTTACCAATCAGCTATGTGTATATTAACTGTGAAAGAGGGCAGAGCAGATCAGCAGCCTGTCACTCTGCTTTAGAAAAGATATATAATGATAAATTTGTGGATTTTCCAAAAAGCAATATTCATGTAAAGAATATTTTATTAAGTTTAGTCAAGGAGTAACTATGCCAAAAGTAAACCAAGCATATCTTAAAATTGCAGATAAATTAGCAGAAGCTAAGAACTATCTTTATGAAGTAGTTCAGAAGAAGATAGAGGAAGGAAAAGATCAGACTACTATTATTAAAGAAATTAAAAAAGAATTTTCTCCCAATGAATCTGTTATATGTGATATTGAGAATACATTTTTTAAGACAGCTTATATTGGTTCTGGAATAAATGAGTTATATGAGGAAGGTGAGATTTCAGATGATATATATACCACTATAGGCAAAAAGTATCGTGAGATGGAATCTCAAATAGCGCCTTTATTCGGGAAAGGCAAATATCAGAATCAAGAAGAATTTGAACGTGCTTTTGCTAAGTGGGTCAGAGCAGCATACCCTAATATTTATGATAGGGTAGCAAGTAAAGAAAATATAGACTTCTCTGATATTCCCGAAATAGATTTTTCAAAAGTATCTTATATTAAGAAATTAAAAGATAAAGAAAAATGGAGAGTATACTCTGAATCAGGTAAGAATATGGGTACATATGATTCTATGAAAGATGCTAAAAATCGTCTAAAAGAAATAGAAACATTCAAACATATAAAAAAATCTAATAATAATCCGTATTTACAGAAACAGGCTGCTACTCTTGTGGGAAAAGAAATACAACTTAAAAATGATACTGTTATAAAATTTAATGAATTTAATGTAGCCATCCCAACTACTGCATTTGGTATTATTACAAAAGAAAATCCAATAATTGCACAATTTGACATAGATGATATTCATATGTTTAAGGCCCCAAATGGTAAATTGTATTATACTAAGGAAGAGGTAGAAGAAGAATTTCAAAAACAATATGGGCATTATTGGGAAATGGAAGTTAATTTATCAGAAATCAATATAACAGGTGCAGAAAGTAATATAGAAGCCATTAGTAGAAAAGTAGCATCTACTTTTATATGGGATGGTAAGATCTTGCTCAACGAAGAAGGGGATTCAGTAGAGCCTAATACAATACAAGATGGGGACTCAGTAAGATTAATAGGCCCGGAAGCCCACTTAAATATTTATGATGTTCTTCCTAAAGAAAAAATGTTATTACACAAGGCAGAGTCATGGCTAGACCAAGCTAAACCTGGAGATAAAGTTCAGTTAGACGGGGGAGAAACTGGGGAAGTTCTTAATGTTTCTGAAGAAAAAGTAGAAGTTAAAACGCCCACTAAGACTGAGACTGTTTGGAAAACCAAGACTAGTTTTGATAAACATACTGCTATTAAGGATCAAATATTAAACTTACTAAATACAGTATTTGGAGGTAGTTGGGATAATGTTATAAAAGCTATTGAGGAATACAAACCAAAGAATAAAACATCTGGTATATTTGATAGAGCTAAG